TGATCCAGATCAATAGTTGTACGTAGAACTTTTCTTTGGAGCCGGTTGGGTTTACTTCGGGAAGGAACCCTCTAAGACTGAAGTAATAAATGATATTGATAAAGAACTGATTAATTTATTCAGAATGATAAAATACCATTCTCCTGAAATAGAGCGCATGCTTGATTATGAATTTTCTGGAAGGGATATCTTTGAAGAATACAAACATGTTTCAGTGGAGTATTTAACAGAAATTCATAGAGCAGTAAGGTTTTTATATTTAATATCACAGAGCTTTGCCAGTAAAGGAAAAGACTATGGATATGGAACAACTGGAAAGCCAGCCCCTCAGATATTCTATAAGAATAAGCTGGAAGAAATAAAGGGCAGGCTTAGAAACACATATGTAGAAAATCTAAGCTTTGAAAGAGTAATTGAGAAGTATGATAGGCAGTATACTTTTTTCTTTTGTGATCCGCCATATTATGATTTAACTGGATATGGGAATGTGTTTGGAGAAAAAGAACACTTGCTGCTTAGAGATAAATTAATAAATCTCAAAGGCAAGTTTCTGCTTACAATAAATGATCATCCACAGGTTAAAGAGTGGTATCTGGATTATAAAATTAGAGAGGTAGAAGTAAACTATTCTGTTTCACGTGAGCAGAGTGCTAGGGGAAAATATAAAGAGTTGATAATCACAAATTATTAATTTTAATTTCATATAATCATGACATTATTAGGGCTTATTACATAAATATAGCAAAGAATATATTTAATATAATATAAAACTCCCTTTTTTATTATATGTACAACTAATCAATATAAAATAAGCACTTGGTGTCATTTAACCGGGTGCTTATTTTTATGCCTATTATTAATTGTTTGTATATAAAAAGGAATTAAGTATGTAAGTATCATACATATTGAAAAATCAATGGTTTAATGTATATTACTAATTGAGTGATAAACATAAAGGTTAAATACCTAGGTCAAGCTATTACATGTTAATAATGTACAAAAATGCACATTAACGTTGCAATAACATGAGTTAAAGCATATAAAGCAAAAATACTGTGTCTTAAATAAGACTCAGTATTTTTGCTTTATTATTAATTATTTTTATATCCTTTAGATGAGATATAGCTATAGTAGCTATATTCATCTAAAGGTCAATTTCCTCTAAAATTTTTTGCCTTTATACTTATAAGAGCAACTCTTTTTACCAATCTTAAAATTAATGGTAAGGCTGCTATAATTAATAAGACAAAGTATAAAATAGAGAATTATGACCTGAATTTTGTAACTCAGGTAATTCATAATATATTCTTTAAAATTGTTTTATTATATCACAACCATATTATAACCGAAAATTATAATTTTATTCAAATGTAAATAATGCAAAGTTGGGGTAATTTATATGGCAATAGAACTAAAAAGGGCTCTTTTTTCATGAAAACAAAACGACGAATAGCTGAGGTGGTGATATGGCAAGGGTTCCAAATGAGAAGGTAAATGAGGCTCATGAATTATATAAAAAAGGGCTAAAACTTGTTGAAATTGCAAAGCAATTAAATATTCCTGATGGGACTATCCGTAGATGGAAAAAAACATATAGTTGGAATAGCGAACGTTCGGATAAAAATAGCGAACGTTCGGAAAGAAAAAAAGGCGGTCAACCTGGTAATAAAAATGCAACTGGACCTCCTGGAAATAAGAACTCTGAAACACATGGATTTTTTTCAAAATATCTTCCAGTCGATACACTTGAGGTCCTACTGGAGATAGAGAAAAAGAATCCATTAGATATTCTATGGGAAAACATTTATATACAGTATGCAGCTATTATAAGATCTCAAAGTATAATGCATGTAGAGTCTAAGGATGAAATGATTAAAGAACTTAAGAGGTCTAAAGTTAAGACAAAGGGTAGAAGCACCGAAAAGGCTTCAACTAATGAATCTGAGGAAGAATATGAATATGAATTTCAGTTTGCTTGGGATAGGCAGGCCACATTCTTGCAAGCACAGTCCAGAGCAATGAAAACCCTTGAAGGTATGATTAAACAATATGATGAACTCCTTAAATCAGAACTTGCAACTGAAGAGCAGAAACTGAGAATTCAAAAACTCAAAAAAGATATTGCGAAAGATGATAACAAGGATAAACCTATTGAAATTATAATAAAACGAAAGGGTGAGGATTAATGCCTATAGAAAAAGAGGTTAATCCACACTTTGAAGATTTTATATTTAACTGGGCATTTAAGTTTTATTTATTAGTAGGAGGTTATGGATCATCCAAAAGTTATCATATTGCTTTAAAATTAGTACTTAAGCTTTTAGAAGAAAAACGAACTGCTTTAGTAGTGAGAGAAGTATATGATACTATCAGGGATTCATGCTTTTCTCTTTTTGAAGAGATAATTACAGAAATGGGCCTCGATGATAGGATAAAATGCATTACGTCTCCTATGCAAATAAGGTTTCCTAATGGCAGCAAAATCATTTTCAAAGGTATGGATAAGCCAGTTAAACTGAAATCTATAAACAATGTTTCAATTATCTGGGTTGAAGAATGTTCAGAGGTTAAGTATGCAGGCTTTAAAGAATTACTTGGTAGATTAAGACATCCTTTTCTATCCTTGCATATGATTCTATCAACAAACCCAGTCTCAAAAGCTAATTGGAGTTATAGACATTTTTTCATGGACAATAAAATACAGAGGTATATCCTTAATGACGTAGATTTATATAAAAATAGAATAGTTATAAAGAACAACACTTATTATCATCACTCCTTAGCTGATGATAATTTGTTTTTACCGCCTAGTTACATTGAGCAACTTCAAGATATGGAATCATATGATCCTGACTTATACAGAATAGCAAGAAAAGGCGAATTTGGAACAAACGGAACAAAGGTCTTACCTCAATTTGAAGAATGGTCACATTATGAAGTATTAGAAGCAATTAGAGCAACAAAAAAACCAATAAGAAGAGTAGGATTTGACTTTGGATTTGAAAAATCATTCAATGCATTACTTAGGCTCGCCATAGATGATGAAAATAAAATCCTTTATATTTATTGGGAATATTACAAAAATAAAATGACAGATGATAAAACTGCTATAGAAATTGAAGAGTTTATAAATTCTCAAGAGCATATAAGAGCTGACAGTGCAGAACCTAAAACTATTAAATATTACAGACAACAAGGATTTAATATAACCGGTGCTAAAAAATTTTCAGGGTCAAGGTTGCAGAATACTAAAAAAGTTAAAAGATTCAAGAAAATAATTTGTTCATCTAATTGTAGAAATGCAGTGGAAGAGTTATCTGAACTAACATATGCAATAGATAAAGATGGTGAAATTATAGAAGATCAATTCAATATAGATCCACATACCTTCTCGGCAATATGGTATGCACTAGATGGATATGAAGTTGCTGACTTGAAAGAACAAAAATACAAAGATGAAGTATATAACAAAGGTAAAGGTGTTATTAAAAACAATCCTAATTCATATAGGAAAGGAGGAGTAATATTCTAATGTCAGATGTAAGAGATACTTTGCTTGGACTTCCTGATATAGAGAAAAAAGAACGAAAAAAGGTAATGGCAGATTACTTTTTTTATAGAGGTAAATGCATAGATCCTAAATTAGCTAAAATAGATAAATTATTTATGGGTCAGAGCTGGGAGATAAATGACAATGTAGACTATGTACCAACGCAGGACATAAGAAATAAAGTTAAGCCACTGCTAAAAAAACAGGCCAGGTTTATGTTTGGTAAAGAACCGGATGTAGTCCTTAAACCGGATGATATAAAAAATAAAGATTCCAGTGATGCACTTAGGATGTTCATTGATAATGTATTTGAACAAAATCAATTTTGGAAGAATACAAGGAAAGCGTTCTTAATGAGCACTATAAAGAAAAGAGTTCTATTAAGGGTTGAAGCCAATCCGAGTATTCCGATTAAAATTAAGTATGAGAATATAGAAGATTTTTATTATAAAGAGAAAAATGGAACTCTTTTAGAAGTAATATTCTTTGAAGAGGATGAAAGAAATGCATTCAAAGACAATGATGGAGATAAAATATATTATGTCCACATTTATTATTATGATAAAGAAAATGAAAATGCCGAAACACAGGCATATTACCGTAAGAAAACCTTCAAAGGAGATAATCTTAATACTCCTCTGGAAGATGTTGCTCAATCCACAGGGTTTTCAAGTATTCCATGTTGGCTGATTATTAATGGCGGTGAGTTGGGAGATGAGTTTGGCGAAAGTGACGTAGATGAATTAAGGGAGTCTCAAAGTCAATATAACCATAAGAATTCAGACTATGCAGATGCCTTGAAATTTCAGATGTTTGGGTCAGAGGGTGTAGTAGATGGTAACCCTGAAGATGTAAATAAACTCACAATAGCACCGAATGCAGTACATGCCATAAGAACCGATGCTACAGCTGCTGAAAATGGTAATCAAGCAACAATACAAAGGCTGGAATATAACTTTGGTAGTGCTGATGCTGCAAATTCATACTTGGACAGAATAGATAAAGATATGAGAGATTCACTTGATATGCCGACTATTAAGGATCTAACTAATATCCCTAGTGCTAAAGCCATGAAGTATCTTTACAATGATTTAATAACAAGATGTGAAGAAAAGTGGAGTGATTGGGGGCCGGTTTTTAAAGACTTAATTGAATTTATAATTCAAGCAGCTCAATACAGTTATAAAGGCATTTTTAAAAGTGAATGGCTAAATCTAAATTATACTTTATTGTTTAAGCATAACTATCCATTGCCCTCTGATGAAGAAGATAAAAAGAGGTTGGCAATAGAAGAAGTTGCTGCTAACGTTAGGAGTCATACAAACTATATAAAAGAATTTAGTGACGAAGAAGATGCTGAAGCACAATTTAAAGAGATAGTAGATGAATTAGTAGTAATTTCAGAAGCTGAAGCAGATTCATTCTCTAAAGCAACAAATACTGAAGGTAACTCAGGCAGCAGTTCCGGTGGTGGTGGTGAATAGTGAATGAATACCAAAGGCGAGTATTAGAAGGTAGAAAGAAGTTTTTAAAGCTGCAGCAACGACAGGAAAAAGAATTGCTTAGAATATATAAGCAAGCAGCTAAGCAGGTAACATATGAGCTTTCTAAAAGCAAGAATGGAACATTAAACCAAAGATATTTAAGTATTCTTAATAAGTCAATCAAATCTTATGTTAAGGAGCTCAATGCAAACCTTAGTAAATCAATTGCAGAAGAAACAGCTCAAAGTTCCAATATAGCAGCACAAACGCAATTAAGCTTTTTTAATCTGCTTTGTTTTTCTGATAAAATAAGCTCAGGTATTGAAAATGGTTATAGAAATCTTAGTTCAGATGTAGTTAAGACATTAATAAACGGTAATTATTATGCAGATGGCAAAAGCTTAAGCCAGCGTATATGGACCTTGATCAAAAAGAATGCAATGGATATAGACCAAATAATAAAAGTAAATGTGGCAAAAGGAGCAAATGCAGGCAAATTAGCAAAAGAATTAAATAACTATATAGATCCTGAAAATAGAATGACTACTAAAACAAGAGTGCCCGGAATTAACAAGAACATATCTTACCAGGCTCAGAGATTGGCTAGATCATCACTTACTCATGCGAGCAATGAAACATTTATTCAAGGTTCTAAGAGGAATCCATTTTGCATTGGGTTAAAGTGGAATTTATCATCAAGTCATTATGGAAGACAAGTAAAGCGTTGGGGTCCAGATGAATGTGATGATTATTCAGGAAAAGTATATGAGCCTGATGATTATCCAGTGGCACATCCAAACTGTTTATGCTATCCAACGCAGGATGTAAAAAATCCAGATGAAGCTAGAAAAGAATTAATTGACTGGGTAAACGGCAAAGATAACCCAAATCTAGATAAGTGGATGAATGACTATGGTGGGGAATTCGGAATTACCTCTAATAAATTTGATGAATTAGTAGATACAAATCTTGGGAATAATGGTATAATAAAAGATATACAAGTAGGTAAAAGTCTAGGAGCAAAAGCAAAAAATCAAAATGTATTATTACCAAGTGGTGAGTTTGTTAAACTTGCGGAGGGTACTAAGATAACAAATGTCAAGGTTATTGCTGGGAAGGGCAAACAAAGGCAAATAGACATAGAAGACATTCTTGTTGATAAATATGGTGGTGATTATGGCAATTGGCAGAAAGCTAAGGGATTTGGATATGTTGATTATGAAGGAGAAATATTAAAAGCTGAATTGCATTGGTACCAAGAATCTAAAGCTGGAATAGTAGAAGTAAAGGTTAAACCACAAAAGGATGGAGGTGTATTCATTTATGAAGATTAAATATATAGGCAATAAAGATGTTATTAGTTTAAAACATAATAAGATTTATGAAGCAAGACTCCTTGAAAAAGGATGGTTTGGAGTTGTAGATGAGAGCAAAGAGGAATACGCATATCCACCTACTTTGTTTGAAGTGGTAGAATATTAGGCACTTACTGGAATTTAAATAGTAGGTGCTTTTTAATTGGAGGGTTATATGAAAATTAAATGTGATGATTGCGAAACTATCTTTGAATTGAATAACGATTTTAAGGCTCAATATCTGGAAAAAGGTATTGTACGAACTTACTTCATATGCCCCAATTGCGGTAAGGAATATACAGCTTATTATACCAATAAAAAGGTTAGAGATAACCAGGAGAAAATAAGAGAGCTTAGTGAAAAAGTTAAGAAGCTGCCTGGTAAAAAGGCTTTGAATATAAGCTACCAAATTGAGGAGCTTACAAAATCAAATAAATTAATCATGGGTAAAATCAGAAAGGAGCTTGAGGGTGGGCAAGACAGACCAATATGACAAATTGGAAGATTCTATTGCGGAGTTGCTAGTTCAGATTGAAAAAGGTAATTACAAAGACAACCTGGGACATGAACTTAAAAACAATAAAGCGTATATTGATATCAAAAAATTAATTGAGACATAGAGATATGTCTTTTTATTATGCTTGAAAAAGGAGGGCTATATGAATATACCTAAAAAAATAAGAATAGGCAGCATGGACTATGAAATTATTTATTGTGAATCACCTTTAATAGTAGACAATAAAGTATGTTTTGGTAGTATGGATTATGATAAAAAGACAATTAAAATAGCCAAAGGAATGCAAAATATTCAAGGTGAGGAAGAAACTTTTCTACATGAGATTTTCCATGCGGTATGTGCAGAACGGAACTTTACGTATGCAGCAAATGATGATGAAACTATTACAGAAGAATTAGCAAGAGGATGGCACCAAGTTATAAGAGATAATCAAGAGTTGTTTCTTCCATGTTCTTTTAACATATGCGAAACACTGAAGAATGACGATGGAAAGGGCATAGATACAATTAGTAAGTCTTAGAAATAAGGCTTTTTATTTTACCTTAAAATCGTCTTTTTAAGCTTTAATTGCAGACGTAAAAGAATAAAGAAGCAACTCTATTCCGTGGTCGACACCCACGTAAAAAAGCGTAACTAGAGGAATTAAGGAGGAATTTTTATTATGCCAAAATTAAATGAAATTATTGGTGAAGAGGCTTTTAAAGCTCTTCCGGAGGAAACAAGAAATAAGTATAAGGAAACTGATTTTGTAAATAGTGTTGAGTATGTCCCTAAAGATAGATTCACCCAAGTAAATGATTCCATGAATGAGTATAAAAAGCAGGTAGGGGATAGAGACAAGCAGCTAATAGATCTGCAGGGAAAAGTTAAAGACAACGAAGCTCTTGTAAAAGAAATCGAAACTCTCAAAACTACTAATTCAACTACTGCAGCAGATTATGAAAAGAAGCTTGAGACATTAAGGTTTGAAACAATCATTAATAATGCCTTAAAGGATAGTAAAGCAAAGGATATCAATTTAATTAAGGCTTTGCTAGACAATAATAAACTCAAAATTAATGGTGAGGAAGTTATAGGGCTTAAAGACCAATTAGAGACTATTAAGAAGGACAAAGATTACTTATTTGAAAAGGAAGTTCCAGGTACTGGCACGTTTAATACTGGCGGAGCTAGTGGAGGAAAAGAGACAGATCCTGAAAACTTTGCTACTCAGTTAGGCAAAGCAAAGGCAGAACAAATAAAAACTAAAGGTATTACTGATTTTATTAAATAGGAGGTAATGATTTATGAGACAATCTAGCTATTCAATAGGTACAAGCCAAAAGGACATCAGGGCATTAGCAGGGGAACATTATGTAAATGTAAATATTAAAGCAACCAAATCTGATTTAACCGGAGCCTTAGTTAATGGGATTTTGGAAGCAGGCAATTTAATTACTGCAGATGGTAAAGTTGCAACAACTACTGGTACAGTTGAGGGAACGCCTGCATCTACTACTGCATATGGTGTGCTGTTCGTTGACGTTGATTTTAACAATTCAAAAGGTACTGAAATATTACCAGTGTGTATTCATGGCTTTTTAAAAGAGTCTGCTGTTAAATTTTCTGCCGATACAGTAGTTGACGGAAAGAAAGCAGAAAAAGCAGCATTAAATATGATTAAATTTTTATAATTAAGGAGGAAGACATATGGAATTAAAAGATTTTATAAACTCAGCCAATATAGCATTATACATGAAGGAATTACCTCAAGAAGCCACTATAGATAAAGTTTTATTCCCTATGAAAAAACAAATGGGAACCGAAATAGAACTTGCTAAGGGTGCTAAAAAGAAAGCAGTAGCATTAAGAATGTCACAATTAGATACTGCTGCTAAAGTAAGAGCATTAAGTGCAACTTTAAGCGTTGAAAAGAGAGAATTACCTTTCTTCAAAGAAGCAATGGGCATTAATGAAACAACAAGAAGAGATTTAGTTAATGCTGCTAATTCAAATAACCAGAACTTCGTTGAAGCATTAGCTAAACAAGTTTTTGAGAACTATGAGAACTTAATTGAAGGTGCAAATATTCAAGCAAAGAGAATGAGAACATCTTTGATTCAAGATGGTGAAATAAACATTGTTACTGTTGATGGGGATATTGTTGTAGATTATGGCGTTCCTAATGATCACAAAGAAGTAATAGTAAGTGCAGGCGATATGTGGAATGATCCAGCTGCAGATATCGTAGGAGATACTAAGCGATATCAAAAGGCTATTACTGATGACCATTATACAAAACCAACTATAATGTTGTTAACTGAAGCTACTTTTGATGCAACATACTTAGTAAACACCGCAATAATTAACCATTTAAAAGGCGGTGAAAGCACTAAAAATATGATTTTATCCCAAGCAGATTTTATAAATTTTGCTAAGGATAGATTAGGGATATCAGTTGTATTCTTGGAAGAAGCTACTTATATTCCAGCAGAAGGCGCAAGTGATCAACCATACTACGAAAATGGCAAGATTACTCTTATGAGTGGGACAACATTGGGCAATACAGTGTATGGAGCTACCCCTGAAGAATGGGATAAGCTTTATGGCGGTGGGAAATTAGATACTTCATTGGTTAATAATGCTATCGCAGTAACTTCTATGGTTAAAGAAGACCCAGTTTCATTAGATGTAAAAGTATCACAAATGGTACTTCCAAGCTTTGATAGAGCAGATGAATGCTTCTTTGCTACTGTTTACACTGTATAAAATTTAGAGAGGGTTCACAGCCTTCTCTTTTTATTTTCAATAGAAAGGAATGATATTAATGGCTAAAGATAAACAAAATGAAATTATAGAAGAGAGATCAGTAAAGGTAAAGGCTAAAGTAAATTTGAAATATGATAAAGATGTTATTAAAACTGGAAAAGAATTTCTAGTCAGAGACTCAGATGTTAAAGCAATAAAAGATTATGTTGAAGTATTGGAAAGACCAGAGCCAAAAACGGAGTAGGTGATCTAATTGGAAAACTTAGTTCTATTAAAATTTAACTTACAGGAGAGTCAGTATCCTTATTTTTCTGATTCAGATCTCAGTATTCTATTAGAATCAAATGATAATGATGTAAAAAAGGCTAGTTACAAAGGATGCTTAATGAAAGCCCAAGCTGATGACAGTATAGATATTGGACCATTAAAGACAGAATCCAATAGAGATTATTGGTTAACTCTGGCTAATAGTTACAGGAGTTCCGGATACAATACCACAATGAAAAGGGCTGATGAATTATGATAAATGTAGCTAGAATAAAGCAGAAGGTGAAAAGAGCAATAGCATTGAAACCTACGCATATTATTTTGATGAGAGAAGTTAAGACTGGCAATGGCATGAGGGGAAGTAAAGAAACTCCTGATATTGTTGCAGAGCTTGATTGCTTCATTAATGACTCTAAACATTCTGTATGGCAACCTCAAGTAGCCGAATCCGGGACCATACAAAGAATTAGAGCATTAACTTTATTAGCAGTTTGTGAAGGCTTTGAGATAAAGAAGGATGATTATTTTATAGCCAATGGATTAAAGTATAAGGTTACTTATCCGGGAATGATTATATCAGATGTTTATAATTCTGACTTGGAGGTGGTTTAATGGCTGATGGATGTAAGATTGAGATGAATGGTTTAGATACTGTAATGAAAAATCTTAAAGAGTTTGCTCCAAGGTTAAAAGCAACTCTTCTATTAGATGCACAAAACATTGCAACAGAAATGGAAAGATGGGCTAAGGAAAATGCGCAATGGACTGATCAAACTGCACATGCTAGATTATTTTTAAATTCTAAAGTTAGATGGATTAACACAAATACATTAATGGTTTCATTAAGCCATACAGTAGAATATGGAATATATTTGGAGCTGGCCAACGAAGGTAAGTATGCAATATTGGAAAGAGCTATTCAGGAGTTTGCCCCAAAGTTTATTGAGGGTTGGAAGGAAGCAATTCAAGAAACAAAGGTGATATAATGGACAGAAAACAGATATTTGATATATTAGATCCTGTTTATCCATGTTATGCCATCGGGGAGCATGCAAGAGAATGTGAAGATCCTTATGTGGTATTGAAATTTGATAGTCAGTTACAAAGCGTGAATAATGCCAAATGTGGATGGCAATTAGTTCACGTTTTTTTATATGCTCCTCTTAATGATGTAACTGTTCTTGATGATATGTTACTTAAGGTCCAAGCAGCTCTAAAAACAGTTTTGGAATTTACCGGGGAAATTACTCCTGAAATAGTTGACGATACTGTAAAGGCTTATACAAGAAGATTAAAATATAAAATACCTAAGGAGGTAATATAATGGCAGATATATTATATAATGTTAAAAAAGTTGTAATAACTGAACTTGACTCATTAACGGGCCTTGTTAAGAGTGGCGCAATTCCGGTAAATATCAAGACTGCTGAACAAATCGAAGTTACCCCAGTAGAATCTAAGGGTGATGAGAAAGTTCACAGAGATGATGATACCATTTTGGCAATAGCTAGAACACCTGACTTGTTATATGGTTATAGTTTGAAATTAACAGATAACACCTTTAATCCCCTTGCAGCAAGTTTAATAGAAGGTTGTTCACTTAGATACAGCGGACAGGATATTGTAGGGTATGATGCTCCAATGCTAGCAGATGGAGACACCAAGAAGCCTTTCAAAATGGATGTTTATGTGGCTAATTATCAGGGCGACAATATTAAGAACTACATCAAGCTTACCTTTAATAAATGTAAAGGTAAAGCTTCTAAAGCAACATTTAAGAAAGATTTTTATGCTCCAGAATTGGAGATAGAAGCCAGAGAGAACACAAAGGCAGGAAAGACTTCAAAATCAGTAGATTATGTTGATACATTGCCTATAGATGATACTACTCCACCAACACTGACCATGGTTTCCACTGGAACAATAGCTAAACCAGCATCAGTAATTGCAAAGTCAAATGAAGCTGGTGCATTATATATGGTTTCTTCAGGAGCTGTGGTAACAAGTGTTATTCAGCTTAATACTTTAGTGGGTTGTGGATTAGGTTCAGTTGTAAGTGTTTCTGCTACAGATACAAATACTAATATTCCTACAACATCACTAACTGCTGGAATTTACAAAGTATATGCTGTAGATATTGCTGGCAATATCTCAACGGGTGCAAGCATAACAATATCATAATAAAATAATTTTTATAAAGGGATTTGCAGGATAATTACCTGCCCTCCTATTCCAAGGCATTGTCTTTTAGTGGACAGTGCCTTTTATATTATCAAAAATTTAATGGGAGGAATTTAAATGAAAAAAATAATGGATTTAGGAATAATAACAAAGTCAGAAAAGGTATTAGTAAGCAGTAGAATTGTTGCTGAAAAATTTGATAAGAGACATACTCATATATTAAGGGACATAGAAAATATAACTTCAAGCAACTCGACCCAAAATTGGGTTCAGTACTTTATTCAAGGCGAATATAAAGATGATAGCGGGAAAGGTAATAAAGAATATCTTTTGACCAGAGATGGATTCTCCTTGCTTGTAATGGGATTTACAGGTAAAAGGGCTTTGGAATGGAAGTTAAAATACATTGAAGCTTTTAATAATATGGAGGGTTTCATTCGAGAGAAGCAATCTACGGAATGGAAAGAAACAAGGATAAAAGGTAAATTAACAAGAAGGAATGAAACAGATATAATTCTAAACAAATTAATCCCATTGGCTGAACTCCAAGGTAGTAAGAATGCAGGTAAACTTTATATGACCTATAGTAAGCTTGTAAATGAATGTGTTGGTATCCCAGCCAATAGTAGAGAAAAAGCAACCAGAAGGGTACTGGATATTATTTATAACATTGAAAACCTTATTGAACATGTTATAGAGGAAGAATCAGATAAAGGTACTTATTACAAAGACATTTATCAGATATGTAAAGGTAAATGCAAATTGTTAGTTGAACTAAGCTACTTACCAGAAAATAAGCTTATAGCTTAATTTTAATTATAAAAAGGAGAAATTTATATGGCAATAACAAGTTTAGATAAAATAAAAGAAAAAGCAGTAATCGAAGTTACTTTACCAGGTTGGGACAGTGAGCCCTTTGTGTGCAAACTAAAGAGAATCAATTTAATGGATGCAATGGCAAAAGGAATGATACCTAATCCTTTGATGGGAACTGTAATAGAGTTATTTGAAGGTAAAATTTCTAAAGAAAATATAAAAGATACAGAGGAGAGATATAAAAAATTATATGATGGGTTGTCTTTCTTTTGCCAGGAATCAATGGTGGAGCCAACATATGATGAAGTTGAAGCAATTATACCTTTGACGGATAATCAAAGATTCACTATATATAGATTTGCTACAGATGGCATAATGCCTTTAGCTCCCAGTACTAAAAAGTAATCAGATTTATTCAATTATTAGTATTTCAAAAAGGTTTAGCAAACTTCCATCGGAGATATTAAGAATTCAAGATGAGTATACTGCATATTGCTTTGATGAAGCTGTAAATGAAATTATAGCAAGATTTGAGCATGGCGAAAAGCCGAAGATGGAGAATTTAAATAGGGAAAGTAAACAAGAGAACCCAGGATTGAAGTTATTACTTAAATAGTATTCCATGAATTAATACAACAGTATATAATATACTTGTATTACAATATGTGGGGGTGTTATTTATGAAAAAATATATAGGCATTATAATTATTACAATAATGTTGATTTCTTTGAATGGATGCAGTAACAATAATAAGCAGGCTCAAACTAATAGCCAGACGACCAGTAATAGCGCAACTCAAGAGAAAGATAAAAATGCTACAGCAGAAACCAAAGTAACCCAAGGAGAATTATTTGATAAAGTAAATGCAGTAGTTCCTGTAAAAGAAATTAAAATAATAGAGGATAAAGAAATTGGATTTAAGAATTTAAATATAAGCATAAATGTTTCTAATGGAACTGCTGTAGAGGAGCTTGATTCATACACAAAAGAAGTAGTTAAAATTCAAAGAGGCCTCAATGATTATTTCGCAAATAATAATTATTTAAATATAACATATGTAATGTATGTTGATAATGAAATGAAAAGCGTTTTAACAAACTATAAAAAACAAAATAACCAGTATAATTTGGAAAGTACAACTATAATTGACGAAAAATATAAAAAGGCAGCGCAGGCCTTGAATTAATTACAAGAATCACTTAGGTGGTTCTTTTTTTATGCCATAAATAAGGTGGTGAGATATCATGGCTGTAGATTTAGGAAGTATAAACTCAAGTATGGAACTTCGGTTAGATAAGTTTGAAGCCAGCGTGACAAAGGCACTTCAAGGGTTTTATAAGTTACAAATGGGAACAGTAGATAGTTCAAAACTCATGGATAAGAGTATCTTTACTGCAGTAGAAAACATTAGTAAAGAAATGAGAATTTGGGAGCTAAGCAATGGATCTACCCAAAGCTCAATGTCTAAACTTGAGAGCAAAGCCTCCGGATTGAAAGCTCAAATTGCTTTATTAGATGATGAAATTAAAAAATCAAATACAACAATGGAAGAAATAGAAAATCAATTTGGAAAGAATTCTAAGGAAGTTGATGTATATAAATCCCATCTTTTAGATTTAAAAGTAAAACAAGCAGAGTTAACTTCAGAATTCAAGAAAACCACTACGGAGGCAGTAACTCTAACAGGCAGGATAAAGCTTTTAAGTGAAGAATATGAAAAAAACCGTGAAAAGATGCTTTTTTTGACTAAAACAGGAGAGTCCTTTAAAAGTTTAGGAAGCGAATTAACAATGAAAGTCACAGCTCCTATAGTAGGACTTGGTGTAGCAGCAGCTAAAACATCAATTGACTTTGAAGCTGAAATGAGCAAAGTTAAAGCTATTTCAGGAGCAGTTGGTGATGACTTCACCTTACTTAATAAACAAGCTATTCAATTAGGTGCTGATACAGTATTCAGTGCAAGTGAAGCTGCTGAGGGTATGGAAAATTTAGCATCAGCTGGTTTTAATGTTAATGAAATTTACTCAGCAATGCCTGGAATGTTAAGCTTAGCAGCCAGTGGTGACATAGAGATTGCAGATGCTGCAGATATTGCTTCAAGTGCTTTAAGGGGGTTTGGATTAGAAGCCACCCAAAGTGGACATGTTGCAGACGTATTGGCAAAGGCGGCAGCTGATACAAATGCTCAGGTAACAGATATGGGATATGCGTTGAAGTATGCTGCAGCTCCAGCCCATGCACTAGGTCTATCATTAGAAGAAACTGCAGCAGCAGTTGGAATCATGAGTAATGCTGGAATTAAAGGTGAACAAGCAGGTACCACATTAAGGGGAGCACTTACAAGACTTACAAATCCTTCGGATGATGCTGCAAAAAAGATGGCTCAATTAGGATTTAACGCATTTGATAGTCAAGGTAAGATGAAATCACTTGCAGTTATGATAGGTGAATTGCAGGATAAGACAAAGGGTCTTACTGATCAGCAAAAACAACAAGCTATTGCTGAAATATTTGGTCAAGAGTCTATGTCTGGAATGCTTGTATTAATGGGCCAAGGTAAGGATAAAATCCAAGAACTCACCAATAGTTTTAAAAACAGCAATGGCGCGGCTGAGGATATGGCGAAAATAATGCAGGATAATGTTAAAGGTGCACTTGAGCAAATGAAGGGTTCCGTTGAGACAGCAGGAATTCAACTAGGTAACGCTTTAGCTCCGGCTATAAAAGATGTTGCAGGAGGTATTAAAGATTTAGCTGATGGATTTGCTCAATTAAATCCAGAAACTCAAGCTACAATAGCAAAAGTATTGACATTAACTGCAGTAGCAGGACCAGCAATATTTGCAACAGGTACCTTAGCTGGAAGTTTAGGAAATATAATCTCTGCTGGTAAGGCAATAGGTTCATTATTCGGAACCACAACATTAGCTGCAGAAGCATTGGGAGCCGCAGGCACAGCAGCAGCACCAGGTGTAACAGCTTTTGGAACTGCAATTGCAGGGGCATCCTTCCCAATACTGCCAGTGGTTGCGGGAATAGGTATGTTAACAGCAGCAGGAGTTGCACTAGCGGTAAATTTAAACCAAGATTGTGTGCCAGCAGTAGATCTGTTTGGAGAGCATATAAAAAAAGCTGCAAATGATTCAAGTTACTTAAGTTCAAAAACAGGGGCAGTTGTTAAAGAAGTAGACAAAGATATGACTACAATTTCAGACACAACTAAAAAGGCAATTACAGCATATATAGATCTTGATAAAAAAGCCGGGACATCA